TAAATCGAACGTCACCCCTTTGTTAGGAACAACGAAATTTTCCGGTGTATGAACTATGTAATAATAACTGTCATTGGATAACGTCTCGGCTGTATTTTCACCACTGAATCTTACTGTAGTAGCATCACCAGACACACCGGGAATATTCTCTATTACGTCAACTTCCGGTTCGATTTCCCTTCTTGTCATAGTGAAAGGAAGGTCTATATCCTTCAGTTTTTCGAGTGTTATCGCCTGGTTTTCTACTGCGTCATAATATCTGTGTGTCGCGTTCCAAGTATATTCGCCTGCCTCCGCTCCAAGCTGCAACACGCCTATGTCATTCGTATAGCCGGAATCCACCTTAATTCCGGTCCCCTTGTTTATCAATTCGATATATACACCGGAAATAGGAGCCTTCGTTATCGCGTCCGTTGCGGTATATGTTATTACCGTGTCTCTCAATTCCAGGTAAATTGTTTCCGGTACATCCTGGTCCTTGATAGTCACCGTTCCGGTGTATCTCTTATAGTTTCTGTGCGTTACCGTATATTCATAATCACCGTTTCCAAGTGTCACACTTGCAACACCGTTAACGTTCGTTACACGCGTCTCTCCGTTTATTTGCAATTCCGCACCCTGGATATAATTACCGTTCTCAATGTCCCGTACAGTCAAGCGGAATGTATAGAAAGCCTGTTCCAATTCCACAATTTTAGATACTTCCGAACCTTCAACCACTACAAAATCATTGACGGACATATAGCCGGACTTGAAAGCCGTATATTCATAGGTCCCGTTCGGCAAGCTTATAATCGCTATACCTTCCTTGTCTGTTAGATAGGTAGAACCATTTATCTTTATCGTTGCTCCTTCCAAAACCATATGGGTAGCAGAATCCAGCACTGTAAACTTTATCGCATACGGAATTGCCGTCATTTCGACGAGAATACAATTAGGGTCTTCTCCAACAATCTCAATTTCTTTTACAAGGTCTTGATAATCTTCTTTTGCGACCCTCATTTCATATTTCCCGGTTTGCAGCCCCATGCTTGCCTGCCCTTCGTTATCCGTCTTTTCCTTTATGTCATTTATTGTGATGTTTGCTTCCGGAATATAAATACTTCTGTTTCTGTCAATTACAGCAAAATTTACATTCATTTTTGTAAGGAACATTCTTTGAAATATATCTACTGGCTGATTTTCAACCGTAAATACACTTTCTATGGTCTGGAAACCCGATTTTTCAAGCTTGTATTCATAGGTTCCCGGCTCCAAATTAATGACCGCCTGTCCCTTATCGTCCGTTTCAGACGTGTACACGCTTGTCGTCACCTTGACACCCTGCAAAGGCGCTTCTCCTTCATATACAGTAAACGTAACCGAATAGGGTGTTGCAATGAAATCATTTATGTTTATATAAATAGGGTTGTTCAGAACGACAAACTCCCCTGTCTTTTGCGTCCAGTTCGTTTTTGATAATATGTACGAGTATTCCCCATTTTCCAAAAGAATGTTGGCCGTACCGTTACTGTCCGTAATGATTACCTTGTTTCCTATTGTTATGTATGCACCCGGTACGGCTACATTCTTGGTATTGGTTACGGTAAACGAACACAAGTATTTCTGTGACGCTATAACCGATTGAGAGCCTTTATATATATCGCTTTCTCCTGCCGGATAGAAAATATTAGACAAGCTGCTACCCGAATCATACAGAATGTTTCCTTCCAGGTCTCGCATTCTGAATCCCTTAATACGAGGCAACATATTCAAAGGCACTTCTTCGTCAAAATAGGGGAAGAAGTATTCGTCCGGTACATACTTCACGCCTTCCGCAGTCTTCACAACTTCCAGCAAATCATCCCATTCTACCTTTTTGCCTGCTTCCCAGAAACGGAAATCCAAATACTTAGTCATTGCAATCTGGATATTTTTTCTTACATCCGCAATCACTGCATTAGGTGACAATTCCACACGGAAATCTACCCCCTCTTCACCACCTACATACATCCATTTTGCGTTTTCAATCACAATTCCAAGCGTATTCCCCTGCAAATCAAGTTCGGTCAATCCGAAATAGGGTGTAGCTTTTGTAAGCAATTCTTCCAATTCATCGTCCGTAAAGAAAGACCCGTTTTGGGTTACAAGGTAGATGTGCGTCTTTCCGTCCTCACCCAGCCCGACATTCATAACCTTTAAAATGCGCGGGTCCAAATCCTGGAATATTTGCGTCCAGCCTTCCATAGTGTCGGTGGAAAGCTTGTTGTTGTAATTTATTATTCTGTTTCTGAATGTTTCATCGTCCTCATAATCACGTCCACCAATAGCTGCATATTCATTCGTGCACTCTATATGTGTCAACGGTCTTGGTGATACTTCGGTAATACTGTTCGCCTCCACATTGGTAGCAGACCCGGTGATAACGCTTCTTACACTGATATATCCATATCCCGACTTATCAACCGTAAAAGGCTGGTCTACAGTAAATTGCACTCCATTCTTTGAAATAAACTTTGTCCCTACCTCATAATGCGTGCCAGGCTCGGCAAAAACACGTACATAAGTAGAGGAACCAAGCGCTTCTTTTCTCGGACTTACACCGAACAACGCGGCTGATTTGTCCAGATATTCGCCTGTTGCCGACTTTGGGAAAATCTGCGCCTCCACTATGGCAATATCCTTTATCGCTTTTTGCGCCACCTTTGCAGTACCATAAGCGACGCCATTAAGTACAGAACCGTCCGCAATGTTTGAAACGCGGTCGGTCTTGTTTAAAAACATTTCAATCCACAAATTCTTTAAATTTGCAATCGTATTCGCTGTTTTAGTAATCATTGTAAATATATTTAAATAGGAACATTAATAACAAAATCTTCTCTCGTCACGGTTGTAGCCTTCACCTTCATAAACACCGCGTCTTCTTTTTTTACCAAATCAAGAAGCTCTGCACTCGCCCATCGGTTATCTCTTTGGAACATGTTCATAAGGGCCTTAAATATTACCGGGTATTGTATTGCATTTGTTGTCTGACCTACAAAATCAGATGGAAGTCCGTAGTCCTTGAATTCCGGAATACAGCCTTTCAAAGCCTCCAATATGATTTTTAATGCCTGCTCCATAGATGTACCGAATTTCTTCACCTTCAAATCATCATTCTTAAACTCAAACTCCGTATCTATGTCTTTACCCAACACGTTCTCGCCTACCAGTGTATCTACCACATTATCCACATAATTCACACCGACATTCCGAAGATTGACTGCAAATGTATTGCTTCCTTGTCCTGCCTTATAGTCCTCTTCTATAATGTATTGTGGTGTGGTTATAGAAGTCCAGTCGTCTTCCGGGTCCGTCATTGCAATTTCTTCCGCTACATTCTCAAACGTCTCGCCTGTCCTTAGCTGCTTGTCAAGCTGTAGGGTGTTCTGTCTTCCAAGCGTTGCACTTCTTAACCATCTGTCAGAATTTTTTATTGTCAATATCTTTGTTTCCACTTCCGAAAAGTTGTCTAATATTTCCCACATAGAAATATCGTCCAACTTGTTTTCATGGAGTTGAAACATAGGCTCTACGATATTGATTTGCGCTATCATCTTGTCAAGTTCGTAGAATGACTGTGCGTTTATCTCTCCTCCCTGGTAATAGTCCACTATATAGGGATAATGATTGTTGCAGAAGTCCACATAACTCTGGAAGAACTTCTTTATGTCGTACCCGGTTATATTCTTGAATTTGGCGTATGCCGTTTCCATTACCACGTCCATCCTTCACCCCTTTCTTATAATAATGTTGCTAAAGAAGCCGCCAAATCGTTCACACCTTTCTGTATTGCTGCGGCCGTACAAATTTTAGTGAGTGCTGTTTTTGCTTTCTGTTCTCCTGCTACAGCTTCCAAAGGCGCTATCGCTGTCATTGTAAGCGAATATTCCCAAATCATATTGCGCTGCAAACTCTGATTCAATACCAACCCTGTAGGAGGTACAACTACCAAATAACTCTCACCCAAAGCCATATTATAAAAGTAAAGACGGAATGGCAAGCCGTCCTTATCCACACCGTTACTTTTTGATATGATAGCTTGCAATATCTTCGTGCATCCATATCCATTTTTTACAGATGGGTCAAATGAAGCTGATTTTAAAGAATTCGTACTTTTCCCCGAAACATCGCTTAAACTCCATT